GGCGTTATAACCAGCCCATGCTGTACCGCCAATTTGACCAGTCGTGTCGCCTTGTGGAGCATTACCATCGAAGATGGATTCTAGCAAGTTGATCTGATTAGACCATCGTGACATGGCACGTTTGCTAGTCTCATCGGCATCAGGTTTAGGGTAGATGCTAGTTGCTAACTCTGAGAATTGTCCCGTAGTCATCGGAACTTGTACCAGCGATTCTGCGATCTGTTCAATTTCGCGTACCCAATTACCAGCAACGCCCAATGTTCGTTGCGCCTCGTGTACGTTGTATTCGGCACTTGCTGTGTGCTTTATTACAACCTGATTTGTGTACTGTTTGAGTATGCCAGAAATTTGATTAGTACATGCTAATCGTTGCTGGATAATTCTAGCTGTCAACGATGCTGAACCATCATGGGAAGTTAGTACCAGCAATTTTGCGTTTAGCTTGTCTACGCCCCCGATATTGAGATCGAGATTAGCTAGACCAAAAGTGCCGCCAACTCTACGCCCACCATTGAACGAAAATACCTGTTCGGGCGTTGCGCCAAAATCCATAAGCGAATCGGCAAACAGGAATGATTTTTCATTTTGGATGGGGTAATACTTACCGCCGACCACAACACTATCGAACACTTTACGTTCACCTGTAGCTGGATCGTTACGAGTAACTTCAAACTTGTCAGAATGAACGTGACCATCGACGTTTACTAACGGTCGAGTTTGAACGTCCCAACCTAACATGCCAGCCTGACCTAGCATAGAATCTTCGCCTACTGTCATAGACGTAGCAGACTCAACTTGCTGCCCTATACCGTATAGAGCATTTTGGCGTAATGTAACGCCTTGTACTTCGTACATTGTGAATTTCCTTATTCACTGACAGCAGACCAATGCGATCTGCTTACCAGCAATTATATCAGATACAAAGTCTTAGCGCAACCGCAACCCCCCCCTTACAACCCCCCGAAGGGGTTATGAGCCGTTCCATAGCATATTCCATACTATTCCTAGAAAAAGTCTCTATGATATATCTATGAGCAAAAGAGCTAGAACATACGTTCTAACCCGCCTTTGAGTATCGGTATTTTATTTTCTCGCTATTCATCCGCTTTATAGCATCGGCAGAAANTGTACCTGCTGGCTGCGTTCCATGAATGAGCAATGCGAAACTTTTATTATCGTTTGNTATAGCATGTGAATCATCATGATCAATTTCTAATTGCAATCTCTCCGCCTCATCGGGATGATTTACGACAATGGCGGATTTTAGATTGTGTTCTGCTATCAGATTATCTGATCGCCCCCCATACGAAGCGGTGAGAGAAAGATTAGATGGTATCTCTTCCAATCTGTTTATCCAATAGGGAAGTGATTTTGTATATGCATAGAACACCCGATAAGGATTATCAAATGCAAACTTTAGCCATGCATCAAAATATAACTGGTTATAGAATTCCCCGCCGATGTGAATCCGAAACGGGTCAAATGATTTACGAATTGAAAAATCTAACAGTTGATAAATCTCATCTTCAGTTTTGCATGATTGCATCAAATCAGTATTATATTTTCTTGCATTGTATACGGTAGGAAACGCCGCTTCATTAGATGCGGAAAAGCATCGGTGTTCGGCAAACTTACCATCTACAATTTTACGAGTAACCTTATCAACTTTCGCCATGCAAGAATGAGCAAATGGGCAAGTGTGACCGGATAACAGTGACACCGATTCTACATAGTAACTATGTGAGTAAACTAACTGTTTTAGTTTAGTGTTGGGCGGACTTACTTTTAGTAATTGCAATTTATGAACCTCTCTGATTGCTAGGCCAATTATAGCATACACAACCTTAACTTGCAAATAGATGTTTTAGGGATGTATCTTATCACCTCCCCGCCGTTCCACAATTCCGAGACACCCCCACACAAAATTTCCTTATGATATATCTATGAGACATTCCATATAAAAATAGCCCCCACCGCCGAAAGGTAAGCGATGAGGGCGTTCCCGTCACCTCAGCAACAGGAATAATATCAGGTAGTGTTAGTTACTCCACTGCCAAACAGTCAGGGCAGGTCACAGAGTTTCTATCTGTGGTTTCTTCCACTACTGCTGCTGTCTTTCCGTAGACACGGATTCCGCATGGNGTGTATGTGTTGAATATGTAACTCATATGAATACTAGACAACGTGCAGTTCCCCTTTAGCCCGAATAGAGATTACAGTCTCTAGGTTGATGTGTCGGAACGCACCCTTCTGCATATCGAACACAGTTCGCAAACCGTAGTCTGAGGGATTGTATTTCATACCTTCCCCCGTCACACCCTTCGTAACTTTGGTGCGGAACACCATCTTGCGGAGTGATCCGTCCTTCTTGATAAAATCAGCAGATGCAATCTTTCCGTCACCGGCGATCTCATCAAATGCTTTTCTCGTAATTGCCATAACTTACCTTTCTTTGCTTACCTTTCGATACTCTAATTATAACAGAATTTTACACAAAGGCAAACCATTTTTTACCAGTACTAATAGATGCAGTCTCTTGCATCTTCTCTAGCACCTGCTCCACAGTCTGCCAGCCAATAGGTTCTTGCTGTTTACCTGAGGGTTCAAAAATAGATACTTCCGCTGTGGTAGATTCATTAGATGGAAACTGTTTGAGCCTGTTACTGCAATAGTTTACATTTGCCCATTGGACGGACATCTTGTACCCGTTATCAAACTCTACCCAAAATCCTTGATTGGGATATTCACTATATGTAAACTTACCCATCTAATCTTCCCCCTCTGCGGGGCGAACTGGGCTTACGTGTAATTGCATGTGGAACGGAACATCGTGTCTGAAGTATTCTATCTCCCCTGTGTCAGGGTTCTGGAAAACTTCTACATGTATTGTCTTATCTTCTGGGAGTGGCTTATCCCACGAAGGAGATGTTTCACCTAGAAACGTTGCGAGTGTGTGGTACTCATATGCCATAGCTCTACTTACCTTTCGTTTTGCTTACAACCAGTATAGCACAATCATGCGGGGGTGTCAAATGAGGTGTTATCTTATCTAATCTCCCTGCCCCCCAGCGTTCCTAGTTCCGAGATTACCCCTGTAGAAAACTCTATATGATATATCTATGAGACAAACAGGCAAAAGAAAACCCCGTTCCCCCCTGTAATCAGGTGTAGGAACGAGGCTTCTGTGCGCTTGGCGGGAAACAGTAGGTACAGATGTAAGATGAAATATCGTGGTGAGTAATCGGATTGATGTATCGCCGTAGGACTAGTATTCCACATCGCCGTTCCGCGGATTAGCTATGGTTTGATACTTCCCCTAGTATGAGTGACATATGCACGTATCTACCTGAGTGATTCTTTATCTATATTCTATTGTTCCCCGCCCTGACCAGTTTGCGGGGAGATAGGGTTCAGTTTTCAAGTCGCTGATCAAGCCACTCCCTATCCCCCGACACATATAAGTATACCACCATTAGCAGTATACGTCAAACATCAGGTTTTAGATACTGGTAGGTCTACTTTCATAGCACCTGTCCTACTAAACTCGATGGGGAGAGTAAAGATGTTATCTCTAATATAACGAATATCAGAGATGTTAGATACCTCTCTACGCTCCTCAGATACAGCTTCCATGTTTAGGATAGCTACATCTAATGCTTGCTTCATTACTAACTGCCCCCGAATAGAGTTCATAAACTCTACTGCGTTTGCAGTCTCTGATGAATGGTATTCACTCATTGTAATTCTCCACTACTCTTACTCTTGCCTGTATAGAGAAGCACCTCTCTGGATTGCCTTATCTCTACAAGTAAGTATACAGGAATACTGACGCGCCGTCAAACCCCAATATATAAGAAATAAGCCCCATAAATACAATAGGGTGGCGCGTTCCACATTATCTCCTATTCCAGTGGGTTACAACTCCACTTCCAGTGGGTTACAACAATAGATACAAACCATTTCTTCTACTAACACACCCTGCTCATTACAATCATTACATACAGTTAGTTCTGTAAACATACCATTTCCAAACGTAGTTTTCACATTTCCGCTCTCAGAGGGCTTTCACCAATACCAACCATACCACAGTCCCACTTTGAATAGGAAGCCCCAAATCGAAACACCCAAGTTGAACGGGAAATACCGTTCCTAGCTACCCCTCATTCCAGCCACTCTCGTTCCCATACATAAATACTCATACCATTCCACTACCATACTAAATGCGATATGTCAAATAGATGAACTAGGAACATTTAGGAACTTTACGGAACATTTGGTAACCTTAGTTACTATCTAATCCTAATGTTCACTTCCTAATACTATTGTTCACTTCCTAATCTTATTGTTCCTTAGTAGTTAGCTTCTCTATCAATCCATGATAGTCGTTCGCACATCTTCTTTATGCTATATTCCTGCATTACTGGGTCATGCACTTCATTCATAATTGCCCCCAGAATTTTCGTTGCCTCAGTTATGGAGATGATGGTTGGTACTTGTGTACAGTAACTGGCATCTTCAACGGGTTCATCGTCTTTCAATACTGTGAACCTAAGTAGTGGGATATCGTCTTTATCTTCTGGGTCATAGTCACCACTTAGACCCTCTCCAATATCCTCTAGTTCTACAGTTATATTATTTGCTGTTAGTTGAAACATCTCTATTCCCCCGCCCCAATTTTGGGGTTGTATTTGAAATTGTACCGGCATCGGTCTAGTTGTTTGAAGCTATGCAACGGAGTCACATAGCAAGATGCCGATACGAGTACGGGTTTACCTGTCTAAACAGCATAACGGCGTACCCAGTAAGGTTCTTCTCTCTGCGTTTGAAACAGTTTGCGGGGAGCGACCCCTATCCGAACCTTACATTTATATCTTTCTTCGTAAAACGAATTTTCTGTAATAGCAGTTACTACAATAATAAGTATGTACTGGTTCTACTATTACTGCAACTCTATCACAATAGTTACATTGGATAGACATTACTTACCTTTTCTATTCTGTCGTTCCCGCTTCTTATTTTTTAGATGGTGTTTAGGGTGTTGCAACCATCGCTCATCTTTATCAGCTTGCCACTGACTCTTTATTTGTTTCCAGTTCATGCGTACTTCTCCCGCAAAGTTTGATTCAAAACGGCAGTCAGGTTAGATTGTACCTTGAATGTTTCAACACAAGATTCACAAAATGTTCCTGCATTACCTGATGGATAAACAACGACATTGTTCCAGCATTTCAATGCTTGGCATTTGGGTTCTAACTTTACCATTCTATACCCCAACCTCATCAAAGAGGAATTTATTGATTAGTAGATCATCGCAGCCAGTTGCTTCATTCACCGACTCTACAATCAGTTTAGCATTAGACATAGCTTCACGCAACCCCCCACATATATCAGGGTCATCATTACACGATAGTAATGNATTACTGTGGGCATGACAATCCTCTGAATGTCCGTAATGAATCGTAAACACATGGTTGTCATAATCTTTAGATGCAGATTGTATGTGAATCTCGCTGTATTCCTCAAACAATGTTACATACCACGGTGTTGCTGTATGCATATTCATTACTTTATATCTACCCCGTAATTCCATACTACGTCTGTGAATATCCATTCCTCACCAACTTTAGGTAAGTTCCCATAGTCTGTTTGAGATAGTACCTCATGGTATTCAGCGTCAGGACGGATACACATTCCTATAAACCCTGCTTCTATGAAGTGACTCTCGACTTGCCCAGTATAGGTAGTAGGAACTTTCATAGTAACTGTATCTCCTATATCTGGAATGTCTCCCTTACCTGACCACATGACCAAGCTACCTAACTCTACATCTAAGTATAGAGGAGTGGGTTTATTATCTCCGCCATGCACCCCGTAAGGAGAGTCGTAAGGAGAGTCCTGTTTCAACACACTATCGTATTCACTTCGTTTGAATTTACGTCCAGCCATTATATCTAATCCTAATCGTAAGGCAACCAACCTGCCATTTGCACACCATCTTCTCGGTAGAACCAGTTTATACTAAGGTCTGGATACTTGTCAACTAATGCATTGTAGATACCATTAGGTGGTGACCATGCTGTATCAAAACTTAGGAACATATACTCTAATGCCATATCAGCGTCGTAACCCCACAAGTCCGCATCTTTACTAGGTACTAAGTTCCACTTCGTTCCCCAGTTATCGTTGCGCCAGTTCCACCAGTCAGGCATCTCCCACTTGAACTCAGTCTGTACACCATCGTTGTGTGTACCATCTTTCTGAGGCTTGTCGTAGTCAGGCTCAGGTATAATCTTTGCGAAGTCTAGTACCGGACTACCTTTATGCTCAGTGAAACATTCCTCTCTGAACTTCGCTATATCTTCTTTTGTTCCGTCTATTTGAACTTCGTTACTACACCAATTAGGCATTTGTAGTTTCCTTTACATCAATATACTTATCTGAGTCGCTTGCCCACTGATAGTCATACGATCTCTTTATATCTGCCCCCGTTGGGAACAGCCCATCGTTATCTAAATCAGTAAGTGCTTCTACCAGTGTATCAGCTTCTTCTTCGGTGTCAAACACTACTTGCATTGTAATTATAGTTTTCATTAGTCTCGTCCCTGTTCCCGTGGGTACTTCTCTGTAAAATGACCGCTTTCATCTTCTGGGAGATAGTTTATATAGTATTCATAAGGATATACTTTATCCTTATATTCAAACTCTACTGGATACCCATCGTAATNTTTGTAGTAGTCCTGACAGTAATCAATCAAAGCCTCAGTGAATCCCTCTGCGGGTTGATCGTGGAGTTGTTGTTCAAGGGCAGAGATAATTTGTACTGCCCGTTCTTCAAGTTCTGGCACTAAGTGTTCAAACTTTTTCGGATTGCGTAGAACCAAGATGCAGACTTCTGAATCGTCGTGAGCATTGGTAATGCCAATCCACTTTTTGTCAGGCTCTGGCGGGTTACAATCTTCTGCCCCGTCGAACCATTCCCAGTTGTAGTAGTTCATGCTACCCACCCATTCTTGGGACATACTCAAGTTCGCTTTTATCACCATCTACAATAACTTCGTAACAATCCATACATTCGACAGCCACATTCACAATAGGGTCGCCGTAAGTAGCCACCTCTATCTTGTGTCCTATGTGATGTGCAATCTTCTCGTAGTACATTATATACCTCTATACTGTTGCCCAATTGCGGACAATTTCTGGGTCACCTACGGTAAACCCGTTATGCCAAATCATAGCATAGTATCCACGCTGCTGGTCTGAAATGCTCCCAGAGTTACGATTACACTTATACCCATTTCGTTTCAGATGCGTGACAGCTTCGGATAGTGAGTCCGCTAGGAATGTTTCCTCATCAATATCGTTCATACTCCTGTCGGCTACATCGACCTCAAAACGGTCATGTGTATCTTCTAAAGTAAATTCTTTTCTAATCATTACAATCCTAACCTCTCTAGTTCTATATCGTACTCTGACATAACTAGGGTATCACATAGGCAGTCACATTCACAATCATCTTCACCTATAATGATACCGCAGTAACATTCACTAAGGTTGTTGATACCTTGAAAGCCCTCATGCTGTGGGCAATCTTCTTCGTGTTCCTCACCGTCTATGTGCGCCCAATCTCTTGGACTCATTCCGTCTGGATAGTTACTCATGTGCGTAAGCCTCTGCTAATCCCCAGACTTGGAACGCCCACTCATTTATATCCATCGCCCCGAATTTCGTATCGCAGAATACCCACGGTGATGGAATGTCCCCTGCGAACCGATTGCCCTCAGTTTCCCATTCCTCACCAAGTTCGATAGCAAGACTCGCCATTTCGTTTAGCTTACTTACTACTGTCATTGTCTTACTCTGTTCTCCTGTGCGTACTTGTAATAACATGCTTTGCATTGTTCTGTCGATTCTATCACAATCAGNTTAGCCATGCAACTCCCGCAGTGAACTCCCTCTATATAACGAGCGGAGACACAGTTGAAGCAGAGGCATGTAATACCATGTACTGTATTCATTATGGTCGTTCCCCGTCTAAGTGGCGTTCGCACACGGGCATTGTTGCCGACAGTCGTTCGCCTAGTAGTGAGATAGTTCGGGTTATCCATGTGTCTGCATTATTGAAACAGCTAGTGATTGAACACATTACTTCACCTGCTCCAATGCTGCTCTCAATGCTCCCATTTCGGGTGTCTCAGGTACGCCACCCCACTCTAGGTCGGGTGAGTCAATCCACGTTACAAAGTTGTCCAACGCAGCTACGAGCGCATCGTGGCTGTTTACTGCCTTGACAATAAACTCAGAGTTCTCTTTTGCGTTGCCGTGTCTATCTTCAACTATCGCTACGTTTTCTAGCGTTGCACCTACTAAGTGCTGGTCTAGTCCTTTGTGATGGACATAACCCCACGGTCGTTGCGTTGCTTCGGTCATTGTGATTCCTCTGCCCCTAAACTGTGGGCGATGATTATATTCTCTACCTGAGTAACTATCTCTAATACTTCTTCCCGCCGACAGCCGTGGGCAGGAACAGTATCTATATTCTCTACTAGCATTTCTTTAGCTGTGCCTAGTAGCCGTTTCAACTCGTCTTGAATCATATACGTTTACCTTGTAGATCAAGTTCTGCTTTTAGCCTACCCCACAACTTTATATGGTTTATAGATAACTTTTGTCGTGTAGGAAGTAACGGGGATTTTGATTCCTCTTTAGTTACTTTGTCTTGCCAGTTCCCATAAGACTTTACCCAACCTACATTCCTGTCCCGCTCTTGCTGAAACTTGGAATCATTAGATAATAAATTAGTTGGAATGATATTAGGTACTTGTGCAAAACCACAACTTAGACATACCTTCTCTTGTCCGTCTAAGCCCTCACGTTCTAACACTTGTCCTTTACATTTTGTACATGGTATTTGTAATATCATTACCAACTCACCTTATCTTTCAAAACAGCATTGGGTCTTTCGTATCTCTTGTTTAGTGTAACAGAACAGAACTGGCACGTCCACACAACGGGTAGGTATCCTTTACCACCATCTAAACTCATGGAGAATGTCTGTGGTCGAATGTCCCACTCATGCTTTATTCCGTCCAACATACAGGAGCGTTCGCTTCTACGAACTCTATGTGGATTTCTATACGCCAAAATTACCCAAACTATTCTTCATTCCTTACTACTCTATTATTCCCAGAAGTTTACAATAAACATACATAACAACGGTGAACGAAAACACCCACCCTAATGCAGCCTCAATCATTCCAGTTCCTTATCTTGTTGTCGTGCGCTATTCGGAACACCTGCAAGTTGCACAATGTATTCCTTGCTTTACTGTGGACTCGTCCACTATATCCAGTAGTTGATAATAAATCTGCCCCTCACTTCTTGTGCATTTGATAATTCCACCAGCGTGTCTGATTTCCGATACGACAGCCGTAATGTTCTGGGCGTTAGTCACCCTGACAAGTTCTTCACGAAGATGGCGTTTCTGATCTTTGAGTAAAGAAAACAACCGTTTGCGTTGATTACTCCATCGCTTGAAGTCTAGAGGCTCTGCTATAAATGGTTTGAATAAACTTTGCTGTGTCATTTTACTACCCTCCTTACAGGGAACGATTCTGTTCTACCGCACTTGTCACACTTATCTTTCATGTTTACACCATGATTGCATACGTTCAAACTAAACATACCAATAATACTCCTAAATTCTCCAAAGTATAAGCAATCCGATAAGCGTTAGAACAGCACCAACCCCTGTTATAATATCAGATGTTTTCTTCTGTTCCTGCCTGAGTGCCTCTATGTATTGTAACAGAAGTTGCGCTTCTAGGCTACTCATTATTCTTATCTCCTATATGGCAGGGTGTCTAGGAATCGAACCCAGTCCACAAGGTTTGGAATCTTGTTGGCTTCCACAGCCTACACCCTGCGATAGATACTATGTGGCGGGATTCCCACTCCGCTCCTTCTCTAACTCCAATAATGCTGACCACACGTAGGGCAACCGATGTGAATTTCGATTGTCTAATACCAGTCAGTCCTTACCACCCGCTTCACTTACGGGTCACATAGTATTACGCTTTATACAAGTAAGTATATATGCGTTTGTCTTGGCTGTCAACTAATCGGGCTTCAAGTTTAAACCAATCAATTATTGGGCGTATAGGGTTTTTCATTCCGTTCCTCCTGTAAAACTAGGTGTTCTTATAGAGGAAGGCGAACCCACAACTTCCGTGTCTGCCATTAGTCCTGTAAGGATTATTCTCGTTCGCTTAGTTCCCGAAGGTAACCTGCAAATCAGGCAGCTTTCTGTCGTTACAATCTATTATACTATATAGAAAAAAAGATAATGTTAAAGTTTATTATTGTTCCGGTGGAATGGTGATTTCAAAACTATCCGCAACTCTTTTCGTATCTCCCCTCACAACCTTCGTGTCTTTCCTAATCGTTATAGTTTCGTTCAATAATTTCTCAGTGACCTTTAAAATCTTCCAGTTTAAAAATAATAAAAGAACAGTTAATACAGATAAAGATATTGAAAAAATTACTAATTGTTCAAACGTATCCACAGATTCTTACGCCTTCGGTTCTAGATTAGTTTGTGCTTGTTTTCTTGCGTCACTTGATGAGGTTTCTAAGTCCTCCATAATCTTAGCAAACTGTAAAGATTCTTTGAAATCATCTTCCAAGAGGGCATAGTATATCTTCCGCTTTAGGTTGAAGCCTACTGACTCATCTAGGAACTTTGCCTGAGTGTTTGCTACTTCACGAATGAAGTATAGTTCCGTTTCATCTACCTCTAAGGGTGCTTCCGTTACGCCGTTTTCCGTAGTGGTTAACAATACAACCATTCCTATTTTATCAATTAATGAGGGAGGGACTGCAAGCAGGGCAGACTGCCCAACAGGGCGCATCCCTAAAGGGACTCCGAACTCTTTGTCCGGTAAGGTTAGAACAGTAAAGACATCATCCAAGTATAATGCCTCCGCTTTCGTAAGCATTAAAACCTTTATTTGTACTTCTTCCATATATTAATATCCAAATGTGCGACTACATTTTTTACATTCTAACAGTGAACGCTGAATAGCTGTGCTTGTATCCTTGATAACCAAGTTGAATTCACTACTCTCTTTCAAACAACTTTCTACTCTAACATTAAAAGTCTTACATAAAAACCTTTTAATCATTCTCGAAAACATCTAAAAGTTCCTCTTCTAATTTTTTATATAGTTTCTTACGTCTAGACTTTTCTTTGTCTCGTTCCTGTTGTTGTACAGTATCTTCCCAAACACCTACAGAGTTCATCGTTTTCAAGTCGTTACGCTTGTCTCTTTTACGGTCACGCTTCTCCCAATTATTTTCCACTCTCATCATCCTTTGCATCAAACGCTATCTTCCAATTTAGATTAGGGGGTGCGCCATCGCACTTACATGACCCTAGCGACAATTCTACTTTCCCGTCCCGCTGCAAGTCTCCCAGCCACCGTAAGAAAGAGTTTTCTCCCCCTGCCGAAGCATCGCAAAGTAGACAATAACTTACTTTTATCCGTCGATTATTATCTAGTTCATCTATATTCATTATACTACATCCCGTCTAGTTTATCCGAAAGTTCTTTTATTCGGAAAACTATCAAGTCTATATCGTCTTTTATAGCTATAACTTGTTTCTGCATCTCTTGAAACATTGCTTTCTGCTCATTAGACATTTCAACTAAATATGTTATTACGTTACTCATTAAGCTATCAACTTATCTAATTCTTGGATAAGCATTAAAACCACACCTAAAACTACTATGAGCCTAAAAACTTCCATCTATCTCTCCTTGATTTGAAGTACCATAGTAACAGTACCTCTGGTCGGGGTCAACTATATGGTGTAATGTTCTCTTTCTTTATTTGGTGTTTGTAGGTTTTTTTATATATGTTGTAGATTATATTATCTCGTTTTATGAACCCAAGCGTTCCAAGCCCTGCTAAGACCGCTAACCCCACAAAGGGTAAAACCTTTTTAGCTTTCTTTCCGTCCATTTTCTATCTCTCCTTCTATAAGTAGTTCTATGTAACGCATCGCCTTTTTTAAATCTTCTACCCCACCTTTATCTCTCCATCTACAAACATACTTTATAACATTACCTTCGGCGAAGCCCAAGCCGTTTTCATTGATAAACCTAAACGGTTCTATCTTGAACTGGCTGTAATGTTTGGGGGAAATGTCATGTGGGTAAAGCAAAGCCCTGCCCGTCTTACTCTGCTCCTCTGTCATTTTGACTTCTTTCTTGCTTTCTTAGCACAAGGGACGCAAATTAAATGTCCCTTCTTCCTATGTAACTTCGTTCCACAAGCACACCTGTTCCATGTATTACGTCCCATTATTCTCTCCTTTACTTAATTATACTACACTATACCCCTTAAAAGCAAATAGCTCCCAGAGGGGGAGCTAGATACTAGATGAAGGATCACCAACTTTATTCCACGGTAAAGTACGGGGCTTTACCAGCTAATGTTCTAAGAGCAGCCCAACGTCTGTTAGACCTTCTCGTATCAATAGCCTCCTGTTCCTTAATTGTAATTTTACCATCTTTCACAGCAGTAACGATACCTAATATATCGTCTACTAAATCCATTGCTATAGCTACTATAACCCCCACCAAGAGTGGGATAAGTACAGTGATTCTAGCGATAATTCCTTGCACGAAGTTTCCTCCTTACTAGCAGTTGCATTGACCAGCACATTTGCATTCACCCATGTGTGTCCTCCTTTATTATACTATACTAACAGCCGCAGTCGTCTGACTTTTTCAGCTTATCTTTTGCTTTAGCGGAAGCCATGTCCACTACCGTATCCACCACTGCACCAGTGACAGCTTGCTTTACGCCACCCTTCTTAGTAAATTGAATTAATAGTGGGAGCATTGAGTCACCAGTTGTTACCTGATTCCTTCTAGGTTGAAGTGGTCTTGATGATTCCCGTTGGTCATTCACCATTGTATATTGTATGTTGTCTTGAGACTTTTTAATTGTATCTTTATTCGCTCGTTTAGAACTCATAAACAATTGCATAAGCAGAGGTAAGAACTTCTTCAATGGTTTAGGCTCATTAGCCTTTGAGAAGAAAGCGTCCGTAGCAGCGTCACGCCCCTCTACTATCATAGACTTCTTGCGTTGCGGTGAGAGTCCTAAAAACTTCTGTAGGTTAGTAGGTTTATTCTTTATCGTTGTTGCAGTTGGTGGAGTTAACGCCTCGTTTGTATGGCTCGTTCCCAAGTCTTGACCTGCTTCGTTCACAACCCACGGGGGCTTGACGTTAATAGGTCTACTGTTTTCATCTAACTCGATCTCTGCGGTGGGAATGTATCGGTTTCGTTCCGGTTCTATTTCAGCAGGAAACCCCTGTTCATCCAGTAACTGGTGGTGAGCTGCCTCCCGTTTACGGTAAGCCTCTGTTTCAAGCAGTTCAGTATCATCCTTCCCTATTGTATTGGTGAAAGGGGTATCGTCCTTAACAAGGTTTAGTAGGGAGGCTAAGAAGTTTACGTTCCCATCTTCCTTTACTAATACTGTTGTTGGGTTGTGTTCGTGTTCGCTCTTCATTAAACAACTCCCGTCAATGCAGGACTTAGTAGGTCTACCACTATCTGCTTTTAGGATATCAAAACTTGCTTCTTGGTTAACACCTTTTTCGCAAACGGTAACCTCTGCTAGTTCCATGTCATCTACCTGCATGTATGATTCCATGCCCTTTTGGATGTTTTGAGTCTTTGTAGCACTCCCCGCAATACTGTAAGATTTCAACTTACCGTCTTTAATTTGTTCCATAACCCTCTTTGCGATACGGGTATCATCTCGTAACTCACAGATGAAGAATAAACCTTTCGGGTCAACCCCTGATTTATAGATATTCCCCGACTTAGATATGTAAGCAGGTAACGCCCAGCCTACCTGCACATCAGAGTGTAGTACCATTGCGTTCCTAGTACGGAAATTTTTCATGTATAAGTCAAAAGCTTTTTCTAATGCAGCCGTTGTTATTAGGTGTCCTTCCCTATCAACCATTTCCACTGAAGCCGGGCCACCTACAACCATTGGCTCGAAGTCATCTTCAAACATTCCTTGCTTCTTAGCAGCGTTCGTGTACTTCTTATTGTTAGGGAACGCCCTAACTAAAGTCATCAGTTCAGAGGGGGAGTTTAGACCTGCATTAAATAATCTTTTATACTCATCCAAAGCACCGGAAATATCGGATAGCCCTAAAGGACGTTTACTAGCTTTCTCTAATGACATAATTTCTGAGTCATCTGATACAAACTCGTACATATTTTTATTTGTGTCGATAGCCATAGTCATATTGTTGTTCCTCTATTTACTATTTACCCAACCAAGTGTAACTATAACACCCACCGCATGTACTATAAGAAAACTCATACCAACTAATGCGGTCTTTATTCCGTACATTTTACTGCGCCATTGTTGCATTGTAGCAACGTCTTCCCGTAAATCATTAAAACCTAACACAAGGGTTTTGTTTAGGGTTTCTTGATTTTCTATGTAACGATCTAATCGTTCTGCGTAAACAGCTAGTTTTACCTCGCATTCCATTGCGAGATTAGATTCGGTTGTTCCATCAGTGATAGGCATGTATGTCACCTACCCTTGATGAATTCCCCAAACTACCCCGTGAATCGCAGGAGTATTTTGGGCAGCTCTTACGGTAATCTTCTCCCTGAAGTCTATAGGCCAGTTAGTGGTGTACGTCTCACCGCCATAAACAGGGATACCTGTCGTAGACGAAGCGTCAACATCTAATCCAACATATACAATGTCTGCCGCTGTCCCAGAGGCGTTCCTAATAGTGAACCCTCTAATAACAGACATACCTGCCCTACGCTTTGAACGAGAAAGATCAGCCGTTCCTTCCCACTCATAATTCAAACCCTGCGCCCCATCTACATAATCAGCAAAGTTACCATCTCCAAATCGTTGTTCCACATGGATTTTATCTGTGTACCAATTGATATTATGT